GAGGAGATTCTTATGCTATGCTCGCAAAGGTCACAACTCTCAGAAGCATTAAAATCTACATTCAATCAGATCATAATACATACAGATTCTCTGTGGATTCCCCTTCGGTATAATTAACACTTTTATATTTAAAATAACCTTTTTTAATTAAATTAAATGTTTTTCTGTATCATACTATACATTATTGGGGGTCAAGGTATCTATGTTCCTGAGACTTATATGCACCATAACTCAACACTTCATCGGGGTCGCTGTCATTCTGTTTACTGACTCTTCTCCGAATAAATTGTAACTCATGCCAGTTCTCTTCATAACAACATAGACACACATGAATCCTTTTATGTAAGAATGTAGTCAGGTCACACTGTGGTCTGGGTTTGGTTGCAATCTCAATCGTGATATAGTTAGATATTGGCAACCAGTGATTCTTCACTCTCTTTTCATTATCACTCTGTTTTCCCTTATAATACACCCATCCCTCATGAACCATGCCAAGTGCGGTAGTCCACTTCACATAATCATTGACCTGTGGTACATACATTATGACACTCT